TATTCTATTGAAATAAACAGAGATGATGCTTTATTAAATGCGTTTGCAGCTTCTTTAGGTTTTACGTCTGAACAATTAGATCAATTATTTATAACGGCGGGGAGTTTATGAAATATTTAAAAGAAGATTTTCAAGCGTTGTTTACAAGCAAGTTCATCGAACAAAGATTTCACATGCATTTAATCGGTGGAATCATATTAGGTGTTTTGTTTTATTACTTAACTGTAGAAGCTTATTACACTTGGCAAAGATTAATTTTAACTAACTTAATTGTTTTCATAGGTGCTGTAGGTTGGGAATTAGTTCGAGGACTTTTATATAAATATGAAATGGACTGGGCTGATGTTCGTTTTGGTTTTTATGGATCGCTTATTGGATCTTTCATAATAGCATTTATTTAATGATCTGGATTACTAATTTTCCTGTACCACCTTCAACTAACGATTTGTATGAAACAACGGGTCGCGCTGTCATTAAGGTTAATAAACAAGGAAAAAAGTATTACGGAGTTAAGACATCAAGGTACGGCTCAAAAGAGCTTCAACATTATAAAGCTCAGTGTAAATCATTTTATAATTTAAATCATAAAGCTTTAGACGAAATAGCAATCAAAATAAAATCATGGATCAGTCAAGGTTATGTCATAAGAATGGACAGCTTTGTTGCGTTTGAATACTCAAGAGTATGGTCAAAAGAAAATCAACCTAAGCAGATCGATGCCGATAATAGAAGAAAAGCACTTCAAGATTCTATATGTGAAATTTTAGGTATTGACGACAAGTTCGTGTTTAGTGGAATAATGGAAAAAGTAACGTGTGAAAATGAAGAACAATGCTTAATTAACTTTCAACCGTTAAAACCAAGAACCATAAACGATATAAGAATTTTAAAAGGTTAGTAATGAAACCGGAAGAAAAACAAATACCAGAAACTGGAGTGTTAAAGCTAACTCCAGAAGTTATAAATCAAGCCGAACAGCTTTATAGAATGGGTCTTAGAGATAGGACAGTAGCTGGATTTATAGGCGTCCATCCTGAAACATTTGTCGAATGGCTTAAAAGAGGAAGAAATAGCGGAGCTGGTTTATATGGAGAACTGTTCCATAGATGCATGAGAGCCGTAACAGGGAACGAGATTCAATTCGTACAAAAGCTTTTAGAACATTCTTTAGGTGCGCCTAAAAAACTTGCATACAAAAAGAATCCAGACGGTACAGACTCACATGAAGTATTAAGGGACGCAGAAGGGAATCCAATAGTTCTGCAAGAGGAAATAAAGTCAAATTCAAACGACCTTAAATGGTTTTTAGAGAGAAGACATCCTATTTGGAATAAGGTCGAAAGATTTGATTTTTCTCAAAGCACCATTGAAAACCCTATAAATGACGCGCAGCCTACCGAGGACAAAGGTCTTGCGCTGCCTGTACCAATGACTAAGGAAGAGCAAATTGAAATGTTTTTAAGAGCTATGAAGCGTGTTAAAGATGAGTGAGATAACTCCCATTCAAACTTTTAAAATGCTTTGTGAAAATGACTTTAGTTTTTACTGCCAACAGTATCTAAAGGTCATAGAACCAGAGACATCATTTGATTGGAATTGGCACCACGAGACTCTATGTCATTACTGTGAACGGGTATATTACGGTGAGCTTCAAAACTTAGATATAAATATAAGCCCTAGGACTTTAAAGTCTTTAATAGTATCTGTATTGTTTCCTACATGGATATGGACTAAAAGACCTTCTTTTAAGATTATGAGTGCTTCAAGTACATATGATCTATCAAATAAGTTTAACATTAAACGCAGAGAGCTTATTGAATCAGAGGCTTATCAGCAACTTTGGCCTACAAAAATAAAAGAATACGCTAACACTATACAGAAATTTGAGAATGTATCTAATGGGTTTATGGCGGCTTATTCCGCTGGTGGTTCCGTAACTGGCTCTGGTGCGGATCTTCTTTTGTCAGATGACTTATTAGACGTTAACGATGCGTTTAGCAAAACAGAGCGTGAAAAGATTAATAATTGGTATTCAAATGCCTATTATAACCGCGCTCAAAATAAGAAAACTGTTATGCGCATTAATATTAATCAAAGACTTCATACAGAAGATTTATCAGGACATTTAAGGATAAATCATAACTTTAATAGACTTATAATTCCTATGGTTAGAAACGAAATAAATGAATCAACTGTAGACTTTCAAGATCCTAGAGAGATTGGTGAACTTCTTCATCCGGCGCGTTATGGAGAAGCAGAAATGAAAGATGATATGAAGTCTTTAGGAACTTATGGTTGGTCATCCCAATATCAACAAAGTCCAGTTCCAGTTGGCGGCGGAATCATAAAAGAAGAGTGGGTTCGTTATTATGATGTGTTACCAATTGAGTTTCAGCGTAAGATCATAACAGCCGATTTAAACTTTAAAGGCGGACAAGATTCGGATTATGTTAGTTTTCAATGCTGGGGAAGATTTCAAGGAAATAGATATCTAATTGATATAGTTAGAGGAAAATGGACTTACAAGGAAACAAAAGAACACTTTAAAGCATTCTGTGAAAAAAATAAATGTGACAGAAAATGGATTGAAGAAAAGGCAAACGGTGCAGCTTTAATATCTGATTTGAGTCCAGAAATTCATGGATTAAAAGGTTGGCCAGAAAAAGGATCGCCTTATATGAACGCTACTAAAGTCCAAAGACTGCACATGGTATCGCAAGATTTTGAAAATGGTCTTGTATATATCCCTAGTTTTATTAACTTAGCTAATGAGTATGTAAAAGAATTAGTGTCTTTTACAGAAAAAGGATCAACTATTGGAACAGACGACTTAGTTGACACTAGCACAATGGCGCTCATAGAATTAAGGAAGTCAGAAACCTTTGCAATGGGATAATCAATGAATCTATTTGAAAAATTTGTAGACTTGTTTAAAAGAGAAGTTCCAGAGACGGAAGTCGAAGCGCTTTTTCAGCGTTTAGATGTAGATAAGTTTTTTAGTGGTCTTAATAATTTATGGCATCCTTCAGAATTAATTAGAAAAATTGGTGGCTTAAGTAAGCTTGAAAACTTAAATAAAGACTCTGAAATTTATGCCGCAGTGGATAAACGTATCGCTGCTTTATTAGACACTAGATTAGTTTTAGAGGGCGGAAGTCGTGTTAAGTTCTTTGAAGATAATTTAAAACCATTTGAACGACAGCTTAAGCAAGATTTCTGGTGGGCTATTCCTTATGGTTACGGAGTAGAACAGATCATTTATAATCCTGATAGATCTGGAAACGTAATTGGATTTCAAAGAGAAGAGTTTTATCGTTTCGAGCCTTTGCAAGATTTAATTCATGTTCGATTAGTTGATACAACAAACTCAGAGTGGCGAAACAAAGTAATGCCTTATGGTAAATGGGTTCTAACTACGAATAACGGATCTTACTATAATCCTTCAGGCGATCCAATGTTTGAGAGATTAATTCAACCTTGGATTTTTAGATGCAATGGTTGGGATCTTTGGATGGATTTTGCTAAGCGTTTTGCTAATGGATTCATGCATGCAAAGATTGAAGATAGCGACAAGCAAACAGCTATGCGTCAAGCTCTTGAAAAAGCAGGAAAGTCATCTGTATTAGTAACTGACAAGTCTACTGATATTAATATGATATCTGCTTCTAGAGATTCTTCTATTTATGACATGATTGACAGCAAGACGATTTCAACAATGCAAAAAGTAATTTTAGGTGAGACTTTAAGCAATCAAGCTTCTCAAACTGGATCTTACGGAGCTGCTTCAATTCATAATGATGTAAGAATTGAAAAAACTATGGCTGACATTAAGCTTGTAGAGCATTCTTTTAATGAAGTTATTAAGCAGATTGCAGAGGTAAATGGTTTTACTGATGAGCTTCCAAAAGCTACATTAGTTTATGATCCTGGAATTAATGCTGATCAAGCTGCGAGAGATCAGGTTCTTACTGGAACTGGAATTAAGTTTAGTAAAGAATATTATATGAAGACTTATGGATTTAAAGAAGAGGACTTTGAAATAACTCAGCCTCAGTCTTTTGGATTCTCTCAAAAAAAAAAGACCTTTTTAAAGCCTCAAGATATTAAAGAATTTATGGGCGCTTCAAATGAGTGTCCTGATTGTTCTCGTACTATAAAATTAGCTCCCAATATAAGCAGGAAAGATACTCGTCAATCAGATGAAAAAGAAGAGACGGTTGATTTTCTAGTTCGCAGTGTAACTCCTCCGATTCAAACAGATGATTTAATAGCGGCTATTTCTTTATCTAAAACGCCAAAAGAATTAGAAGAAAACCTAAATTTATTGTTTGATTCTAGATCTATGGAATTCGTCAATTTAATGACGGACACTCTTTACTACTCCGCATCAAAAGGAGCTTTGTTTGGAAACCCTGAAAAGGTAGAGGCTAAAGATGAATAAAAAGGATGTTGAATTAGTAAACTCAGTGGCTCGAATTAAAAATAGAGTAGCAATAACTAAGTATTATTATGAGCAATTACCTAAAGATATTAGAGCCTTAGCTTTTACAGTATCAAACCTTGAAACTCTTAGACAGATTCAAATGGTTCAAAAATCTCTTCAAAACGCTATTGATGAAGGTCAATCCTTTGATTCCTGGAAAGACAATCTAGATACTGAAGTAATTGAGAATATATCAAACGCTAGACTAGAGACTGTTTATAGAACTAATACGAATAATGTTTATAACCAATCAACACGGTTTAACGCGATGACTTCAAATGTTACTCCTTACCTTATGTACACTGCAGTTGGAGATGAAAGAACTAGACCAGAGCATATGAAGCTTGACGGTATTGTTAAAAGAGCCGACTCGGTATTTTGGGATGAGTACACTCCGCCATTAGGTTTTAATTGTCGATGTGGAACAATTCCTCTGTCAAAAGAGGATGCTGAGGAAATCGGAATATCTAAACGATCAAAGGATTCTTTTCCTGAGCCTGAGTTTGGAAAATCAAAAATGGGAGATGTTTTAAGTGGCGCATCTAAAGAAGCCGAGAAGGCTATTGATAATATGCCTAAGTCTAGTTTGAAAACAAAATTCCAGAACTCTCAGGACTCAATAAAATCCCTTGTTGACTTATGGTATGACAAAAACAAGAATATTTTTAAAGGGGAATAAATAATGAATATTATTCATCTAAAGCAATCGTTATCGGCAGAAGGAATTTCCGCTGGAGAAATTAAAGGGATTGCTTACTCTGGATCTGTAATTAAAAACCACGGATTCATTGAAAATTTAATTATCGAATTAAGCACGTTGACAGTAGCCAAGGGTAAAACTCCGATCTTTCGAGATCACATGCCCTTCCAGGTTGCCGGCCAAGGCGTTGTCACTATTGGGGATGATGTCCGCATTGAGGGTAAAATCTCTAAGAAAAATGCTTTCGGAAAAGAAATCATTGATCTGGCTGAAGACGGCTTCGAATGGGAGATGTCTCTCGGCGTTTATGGTGGAGATTTAATCGAAATAGAAGATGAAACAATCAACGGCATTCATATGAATTACGGAGTTGTTTTGCGTGGTGGCGAGATAAGAGAAGTATCAGTTGTCGCATTAGGTGCTGACAAAAATACCAGCGCAGAAGTTTTTAATGTTAAAACAAAAGATTCAAATAAAGGAGAATCACTTATGTTAAACAAAGAGCAATGGATTAAGCTTGCTTGTGGATGTGGTGGAACAAAAGACACTACTCCAGAAGAATTAGAAGCTAAATTTACAGCTTCAAAAGAAGAGGCTGATAAAGCTAAAATGGAAATAGAAGAATTAAAGAAACAAATTGCTGAAAAGCAAGCTATCATTGATTCTGCTAAAGAAGAAAAAGAATTCGCTTCTCGCACTGAAGAGATCAATCTTAAGGTAAAAGAAAAAGGTTTAGAAATTAAACCAGAAGTTATTGAAAAAGCTGCCAAATCTGTAGAATCAAAAGATATGTTTTTATCTATGATTGAAGGAATGGAAGTAGTTAAGAAAATCGATCCTAAGTTCGTAGATAACTTAAACTTAGGTAAAGATCCAATTTTAAATAAAGAAGATCCAAACTCTATCCAATTGCGCGCTAATCAATTAGTAGCAGAAGGTAAAGCAGCGGACTTTTTAACAGCATTACAAATTTTAGGAGAAAAATAATATGTATAGAATTCAAGGTATCGTAAACGCATTTGTAAAAGACGCATCGGCAGCTAACCGTGAAATCGGTCAGTTAGTTCGTATTAAAAATGATGGAACAGCAACAACAGGAACTGGTGAGTCGAATAAATTATTCTTCCCAGTAACAGAGAAATTAGTTGTAGCAGACGACGATGTTGTATCTGCTCAAGTAACTGGTATCGCAATGGTTTATGTTGAAACTGCATCTGGTATTACAGCAGGTACTCGCGTAGGAGTTGGAGCAACATTCCTAGGCGTAGCTGCAGAAGGTGCGAATCCAGCATTTATCTTAGGTTATGCTTTAAAAACACCAGCAGGTGACGGGGAT